CAACTTCATAGCCTTTACGTGCAGCAATACGACCACGCTTGTCAATGACTGCGTTGTCAGCAATCTCAGCAAACGACGGATCTTGTGCTAACGGCGAGTCTTCGGTGTTAATACCTTTAAAGGCCGGAGCAACAAGATTAATGCTTTGTAGTTGTTGTGCCATATCAGACAGTCCTAAAAATCATTTCCTCTGGGTGCTTTGCTGCATCAATAGCAATAGCGTCTGACAGGTACTTGTCGGCAATAACAAAATACTCAGCAGTGGAAGTACCGCCTGTTTCACCACGCTCACGCGCAAGCAAGGCAACGGCAAGATGAATGACAGGCTTTTCTGGTATAAGTAGTTCGTCCCCGTCTAAAGATAAATCAGCCTGTCTTTTAATCACGTCAAAACGTAAGTCGTATGCACCGTCAGGCTTAGGACTTACTAACACTTTGGTGTCTCCACTAGCACTAGCTATGCCGTTAAAGGTGTAATACTTAGGAGCACCGCTAGTTTCTGTTGAAACATATCGCCTATCGTTAAACCAGTCTTTAGTCTGGTACTCCATAAAGCAATTTTGAGTGTCGTTGATTACTGACAGAACTTTTACGTCATCACCAGACCCAGTAAGAGTAAGCTCCTCGCTACCAGTTTGTGCTTCAGTTGTTTTAACAATTGTTTCTCGCAGTGCAGACCAGTCAGCCGCTTGCTCAACAATAGTCTTGGCGTCGTTAATAAAGTCACCAACCATCTTAGAGTAGGTGCTATCGTTGACACTGTTGACTTCTTCTTCACGCAAACGCCGAAGTACATTGTTCATTATGTTTAAATACGTCATATCATTCTTCCAAACAAGCTACGACCAATTAGTCCTTCAAGTTGTTGCATATAGTCTCTCTGTTGTGGCGCTATGGCTTCCTGTATCTGTACAGGCGTGTAGCCAATGCCTGACATAAACGGCTTAAAATCTGCCTTTGTTGCCATCAAACCAGCACCACCTAAGCCAATACCTGAACCGTCACCGTCGCCATCACCATCGCCGTCACCAGTACCATCTCCTGTACCGTCTCCGTCACCATCACCAGTACCGTCTTTTTCCTGAGTCTCTGCTTCTTTCTCTGCCGTTTCTGATTCAGCATCTTTAGCGGCTTCTGCCTCTTTCTCAGCAGTTTCAGCTTCAGCGTCCTTAACGGCCTCTGCTTCTTTTTCTTGCGTTTCAGCGTCAGCGTCTTTTTGTTGTTCTTCGGCTTCTTTTTCTGCTGTTTCGGACTCAGCGTCCTTGGCAGCTTCCGCTTCTTTCTCAGCAGTCTCTGCTTCAGCGTCCTTAGCGGCTTCTGCTTCCTTGTCAGCGGTTTCTGCCTCAGCGTCTTTAGCAGTTTGTTCGGCTTCCTTCTCAGCTTGTTCTGCAGCAGCTTCTTCCTTCTCTTGATTCTCAGCTTCTTTCTCTTGTTGCTCAGCTTGAGTTTCTTTCTCTTGGTTTTCTGCTTCTTTTTGCTGTTGTTCAGCTACGTCTTTTTCCTGAGTTTCAGCCTCAGCATCTTTTTGAGCTTCTTCGGCAGCTTGAGTTTCTTTTTCTTCAGTTTCAGCCTCAGCATCCTTCTGAGCTTCTTCTGCAGCCTGAGCTTCCTTTTCTTGAGTTTCAGCCTCAGCGTCTTTTTGAGCTTCTTCCGCTGCCTGCTCTTCTTTTTCAGCAGTCTCTGCGTCAGCTTCTTTCTGAGTTTGTTCTGCAGCAACTTCTTCTTTTTCTACATTTTCAGCCTCAGCTTCTTTCTGAGTTTCTTCTGCAGCAGTTTCTTTATCTTCTTGCTCGGCTTCTTGGTCTTTTTGAGTTTGCTCAGCGTCTTTACCCTCAGTTTCTGCTAACTCTTTTTTATCTTCTTCAGCCTGCTGGTCTTTCTCTGCTTGTTCTGCTGCAGCTTCTTCCTTTTCTTGGGTTTCTGCTTTAGTATCCTTCTTAAGCTGCTCTCCAGCTGCTTGTTCTTTTTCCTGAGTCTCAGCTTGAGCTTCTTTGTCTGCTCTTTCAGCAGCTTCAGCCTCTTTCTCATCAGTTTCAGCTTGGGCTTCTTTTTCAGCGTTTTCTGCAGCTGCTTCTTCTTTCTCAGCGGTTTCCGCAGCAGCGTCTTTTTGAGCCTGTTCCGCCGCAGCTTCTTCTTTTTCCGCAGTTTCTGCTGCTGCGTCTTTCTCTGCTTGTTCTGCAGTTTCTTTATCAGAACGCTCAGCAGCATCTTTAGCAGATTCTGCAGCAGCGTCCTTAGCAGCACGTTCAGCAGCGTCCTTAGCAGCTTCTGCTGCTTGAGCATCTTTAGCGGCTTCAGCATCTTTAGCGTTTTCAGCAGCCTGAGCATCTTTATCTGCTTCAGCATCTTTAGCTGCTTCTGCAGCCGCTTCGTCTCCAGTTGGTATAGTACTGTCTAACGGGTCAGCATCAGAGTCGCCTCCGTCGCCACCTCCTGCTTCATTATTGTCTACAGGATCTAGTTCATCTGTTATTCCATCTACACTTTCATCAGGATCATAATCAGGATCCACTAAAAACTCTGTACGTTCTTCGGTATCTTGTATACCAACAATATTTCCAAAAGAATCAACTTCTTGTATTTGTCCAAATTCTTCGCTTCTGTCGTAATTAAAATCAATAACAACCTGATCGCCTTGAACAAGAACCGTATATCCTGCCTGAGCTAGTGCTGTTGCTAATTCTTGTGCCGTGGAAACTCCAAACAAATCCATTAAAATTTCTTGGTCGCTTCCATAAAGACCAAAAAACCCTGCGTCGTTAACACCAATACCAACACTAGTCATAAAGTCAATAACAGAACCAATGTCTTGTTCATTTATTGCTCTATCAATAGCAATTTCTAAATCAGTAGCAGAACCTATTTGTTCTGGTTCATAAGGAACACCGCCACTAGCAATTCCTACTAACTCATCAACAAGAGAAGGATCATCTACAATATTACCCTGAGCGTCGTACCACTGTCCTTCGTCTTGGTAGTAAGCAAGATTACCGTCAGAGTCATAAATCCCGTCTTGACTGAGTTCAACTCTTCCGGTAGCAACTAAGTTTTCGGTATACCCGTCATAGTAGTCAATAGTACCGTCATTGTTTACAACACCATTACCTCCAAAGCTGTAAACATTACCGTCAGAATCAACGTATTGTCCTGTATTAGAATCAAAAACAAGCCCTTCAATTTGACTTTGAAATAACCTGTTACCGTCAGCATCTATGTAGTAGTCGTAAGACCCAGGTTCGATGTAGCCTTCTCCAGCTTGATATACTAACCCCTCTAGTTCTTCTTCTGCTTCAGAAACAACATCTGCTGCGTCTTGCACAATATCTTCAAACTGTTGTATGTAATCAGGTATTTCTGCGTCAAAAAACCCTTCTTGTTCAGCAAGAAAATCTTCAATAGCGCTTACATCAGGAACCCAACCGCCAAAAAACTCTTCTAATTGATCTGCAGTAGCATCAGTAAGGTTTTCTAAGTCTTCTAAATAATTTCTAAACTCATCTTCTAAACCTGCTTGAAGCATTGTTTGGGCTAACTGTTCAGGGCTTATTTCTCCGCTAATTGCTAATTGAGTAGCTGCGTTTATAACACCTGCTTGTAGGGCAGCATCAATAGACTCGCTACCGGTTTGTATTGCCTGTAATGCTTCTTGTGCTGTTTCTGTATCTAATAAACCTCCAGTAACTGCTGCTTGTAATACAGAATTTAAATTTAAATCAAACGATTGTCCTGAAAGAACACTTTGGGCTGCTTGGTTTATAACTGAATTAATGGCCGAAGAAACAACAGCAGTGGATGTAGTACCAAGTTGTAAAGAAGACGCTATTACATTACCAAGGTTTGCGCCTCCCAACAAAGCAGATACAGCAACCCCAGCAAATATTTCACCTATTTGAACAGCGCTTAAATGATCGGGAACTTCTGATACTTCGACAGGAAAACCACCATTAAAAACAAAAAGGTCTCCGTCATCGTTTTTTACTGGTTGGTTTAAGTTATATTGCCCAGCTAACGCCGTGTACTCATCACTAGCAACCATTGCATTAAACTGTTGCTCACGGGTTTCTCTTTGATAATCAAGATATTCTCTATCAAACTCACGTTGAGCAGCAGCTTCTAAACCTTCATAAGCAGCTTCTGGTGGGTAACCATTAGCGTCAGCAAATTGTTCTGCCGTATCTGTTTTCCACCACATAAACTCTGGGTTAGTTTGCTGAAGATCATACATTTCATCCATGTACGAAATAAATCTATCAGCAGAGCCAAAAATCTGTTGGTACTCTTTGCGACTGTTATATAGCTCTGTAAGACCGGCATGTCCTGATATTGTTCTTACACTAGTAGCGTCCCAAACATTTCTAGTTTCTCCACCAGCAAGATCCCGCATTTCTCTGACATACGTATAAGTTCTTTCTTGAGGCGCGGGTTCCGGTGCAGGCTCAGGTTGTGGTGCTGGAGTAGGACTAGGTTGTACAGGATCACCGGGTTCTAAATTATTACCAACATCTTTTTCTTGAGTAAGCATACCTGCTGGAGCATTAATACGGCGTTGATTAGACACATCCCTTGTTGGGCTTACAGGTCTGTACCCAACAGGAGTAACCTCATAAAGTTGTCCATCTATTTCAAAAATGTCGCCGTATCTCATTTACTTTTCCCTTGATACGCCTTTAGTCTTTTCGTAGCTACGCATAGCGCCAAGACCTAACATACCCATCAACACAGGCATCATGGTCTCTAAGTCAATTAGAGGAATAACAACCTCGATCTCTAACAAGGCCAAAATAAAGTTAGTAAAGGGTATGACCATAAAGTTGCCTGTCATACCTAGTACGCAACACCAACCAACTGCAGGTCGCCAGCCAGCCACGAACATAGACTTGTGCGCGGCTTCAGCCTTGTTAACCTCTAGTTGCGCCTTGGCTAACTCTTGAGCATGACGTTGAGCCATGGTCGCTACTTCGTGAGCCAACTTAGCCTTTTGGTCTTTGTCTTCTATGAACTTGTCTAGCAGCCCAGTTACAGGGCCGATCAATGTTTCTATCATTCTGGCTCCTGTGCGTATAACGATTCCATTGTGCCAATGCGAATGGTTAGATCATGAACTTCTTTCTGTATCGCCCGAAGATCCTCTACATCCATCTGCACACCCTCGATCAACATATCCTGCCTAGCGTCATCAGGTAGCGCGCCCATTT